ACAGATTTAATGCAAGAAGACAAGGGAATGGTGTGTGGTACACCATTTCTTGTCCATTTTGTGGAGACAGTCCAAATCCACATACAAGACATTGTAATATAAGAGTATCACCTAACGATAATGCTATGATAGTACACTGCTTTCAACTTAAGTGTCATGCTTCAGGGATACTCACAAGAAAGCATTTAGTTGATATGGGAATATACGATTTAGATATATCAGAGTTTGTATCCAAAAATAAATCGGATACAGAAGCCATGATACACGAAGAAGTAAATAAAGAACTTCATCTTGATATAAATACTGATAAGAATAGCAAAGTTCAAGAATATTTTTTAAGAAGAACCAATAAGGATTTAGATGATAATATGAGAAACAAGTATAGAGCTATCGAAGATATAAAGTCTTTTATAGAGCTTAATAAAGATAGTATATCTAAAGAGAGTATTAAAAGACTTACAGAATATATAAAGGAATATAACTATATTGGATTTCTAAATCCTACTGGAACTAATATACTTCTTCGTAATATAGAAGATAATGTAGATAAGAATAAAAGACATATCAAAGTATCATTTTTAGAGACTTCTAATGTAGCTAGATTTGTCACACATAAACCATATACTGTAGAAAAAGATAATAAGTATGAAGATGATAATACTTATATCTGTATAGCAGAAGGTGTATTTGATATTATAAATACTATGGAATATATAATGCCTGAATGTAATGGTGTATGGTGTGCATCTCCAGTATCTGGACAGAGTGGACTTATAAGAGATTTAACTAAATATTATCCTGATAAACATTTCGTGTATGTATCAGATTATGATGTAGATGACAGAAAGATTAAATCATTTATAGAACCTATAAGATATAGAGTTAAAGATGTAGCTGTTGTTAGAAATAAGTTATCAAAAGATGTAGGAGATATGTCAAAACCTATGGAGCTTTACAAATATAATTTATAGTGGTGGCATATAGCCACCACATTTACATTATTTATTTTTATCACTATATATTATAATAGTGACAAGAAAAATAGAACTTAGTGCGTGTCGCATTAGTTCTCAACTAAATATTTATGTTTATCTCAAATATATAAAGTTCTATTTTTCTTGTTTATTTTTTTTTTTTATTCTTCAGTAGTTTCCGAAACTGGACTTGCTGGTTTTGGTGGAGTTATCTTAGACATAAGAGCTTGTATAACCTTAGTAAATCCATCATCAATAGCTTTAAAGAAGTTTTCTTTTGTATGTATTCTAAGGTCTATATTTTCCTTAGGAATATCTCTCCAAGCAGCATTAACTCTATATCCAACTTGAACTAGCATACCTCCGAATATAATAAGTTGCTTTACATCATCATAGTTTAGCTCAGCTTTATCAGTATCTGAGAATTGCCATTCAATAGTTTGTCTTGGGTCAATATCTTTTGTAATATCAAGTACAGTCTTAGTTTCAAGAAATCTTGCTCTATCGTTTTCTCTTACTCTTTGATGATGGCTCTTACCTTTTCTATCTGTCCAATCAAAACCTACATCAAATCTTTCATCTCTCCATTTATAAGACATTTGAACTAGGTATTCGTGTAATTCATCATAAGTTGAACCTTCATACCATTCATTTTTTGTATCATTCCATCTAGGTTTTAAAAGCCAATTTGGAATAGGAATAGATACTATCTTATTTGTCATAGGGTCAAGCATTTGTCCATCTTGTAAGTTGACTTGTCCTGAAGTTAGCTTCTCTTCAGCTGTCATTTCTCTTATTCCTCTTCTAGTTCCATCAAGACAAGGATAATCATACCAAGTATCTGTAGCTATCATAGAATTATCCCAAGCATCGAAGAACTGTTGAGGATTTGTATTAAAGTCTGATAATCTATATGGTTGTGTGGCAATATAGTTACCATCTTGTGAGTATATATGCGTTTTCTCTGGTGTATATTTCATTTAATCCTCCTATCTCATCGGTATTCTAATAGTTATATTAAGCCAGTAGTCATCTCCTATATGCTTATCAAAACCTATAGCAAGACCTTGGAAATATCTTTGTATTAATAAGATACAAGCGTTATGTTGTGGGAACTTAGATTCAAGTGGGTTAGTACCAAATCTACCCATACCGATAACATCACTATTTTTATCTTTACGAAGACCTTCCATATAACTATCATAGTTTATAGATAAGTCATCTAAATATTCAAGAGACCCATCTCTATTCTTATTTCCAGTAGGCGTAGCACGATTATTTATACCGTCATATTTTGTAAGCGGTCTAACTTCTGATACATATTGATATATAACTGGGAATCCGAACTTCTTAACTCTTGTCTTTCTTTGTTGTAATTGTTGAGAAGCATTTCTAAAGTTATATTCGTCCATATCAACAAAGTCAGGTTCTCTTTTAGCATCATATACAGATACTTCAGCGTGTTCAAATAGCAAATCAGATTTATTTATACCATCAGGTAATTTAGTTATAAATCTCAAGTAATCCATTTGTCCTTCCATATACACATCTGGCACAACAAGTAAGTCTTTTGTAACCTTTAAGTTAAATCTTAATGTAAGGACATTTTCTGATTTATGCTTAAAGTTTCCTTTTACATAACCTATATTTTCTATTTTATCTGTAGCTATATCTTCAAGAGTATATACAGAGTTCTTCTTAACATAAGTCAAGAAAGTATCTCTACTCATCTTTAAATCAAGCTCACGTTTCATATTAGTCTTAGGTAACTCCACAAGCCATTTATCTCTTAATTTTATTCTAGGTTGTCCTGCTAGGAAATACCAAGGAGATGATGTGTTTGTAATATCAGATTCTGGTAGTACCATACGAAGTTGCATTCCACCGTCATATTTACTATTTTCTCCAAGACATTTTATAACATCATAATTCTTTAGAGACCCAGAATAAGGAGCCGCTTGAATTGTAGCTGGTGTATCAGCTATAAATCTTATATCTGTAGGGAATATATCAACTACTGTCCATCTAGCATCTGTATACATATCATAAGGCTCATTTAAAGTTATGATACCTGTACTTGGATTAAATGTCCAGTAAGCTCTGTCGTATTGCTGTCCATCTATAAATAAGACAGGATTATATAATACGTCAATATTAGATTGAATAGTTATAGCTGTTCTTTGTAATATTCCTGATTGAATATGTACAGCTGTATTCTCTTGTGGAACTATAGAACCCACATGTCCAGTTCTTATATCTTGTACAAGTTTTACAAGTTGACTGAATATATTTGCAGAAGGAATCTTTTCTACATTATTTTCAGTCATACTTTGAGTTATTTGTACTTTCTTTACATATAACTCCAAGTCTTGCATAAGTTCTTGCCATGTTTGTAGTCTATCCCCATCTTTATATCTTATACCGTTTAATACCTTTTCAATAATAGCAACAGCGTCAGGATATTCAGCAGCATACTTACCAAAGTTAGCACCTTTATCTAGTTTACCAGCCATATCTTCTTCTTTAATCTTTCCAGATACTTCTATAATATTAGCCCATAATCCATTAGCTATTTGTATACTGTCTCCATCTTTTCTTGTAGCTTGTATCTTTCTTATATGCCAAGTCTCTTCTCCACTATCATCAGCAACAGTCATAACTGTTCCTAACGGTTCATCAAGTTTAGCTATATCAGGAGTTGCAAGTTGAACTACAAGTTGTCTATTAGATAAGTCAGCTTTAGAAGCAAGTCCCTTTACAGTATAAGGCATAAGCTCAACTGGAGTATCTATATGGATTGCAAACCACATAACTCCATATTTTGAATAAGCATATCCTAATTCTTGATATATGAACTCAGGATAAGTAAGTTGGAATCCACCATCTACGGTTTGATTCAGATAGTACATTTCATTTGATACAAAGTTTTCATCACTAAGATTAGCCTTTGCGTTATCTGGAACCTTAATATGTCCAGCTGAATATATTGTAAGCCAGTTCTCATCTATAGGAACTACTATAGATTTAGCACGGTTTTCTAAAGTTGCAAGTTTCCACTTATTATCTGTCTTATCGAAGTAACAAGCTGACATTGGTGGTAAACCGTGTCCCGGTTGATGAAATGTAAACGATACAGACTCTTCATTATTAGAAGCATTAAGTGGAACTATTAAATCCCCCGGTGTTAAACCTGAAGCAGCAAAACTTGTTTTTGTTACTTCTCCAGTATATGGTATAAATGAACCACCATTAGGGGACTTATCACGAAGTATAAACTCCCCATCTATTTGTGTAGGTCTTACCCATACCTTTTCATCTTTATAATAGAAAAGAACCGATAAATCTACTTTATTACCTATATCTCTTACATAGGCATTATCCTTGTCTATTCTATGATTCTTGTAATCCATGTGATATCCAAGTGTATGTCTATTTACTGACTCACCATTATCCATACCTAAAACCATTGTAGTTTCAAATAAGTAGTTTGTAGGTTCAGTTGGTTTAGTAGGCTTAGTATCAGGGTTTATACAATATACTAAATCGGCTGCTTCATTTGAAGTAAACTTATCATAGTATATCTTTGTATCCTTAGCTCTTTGATTTATCTCAGTTTCTACAGATTCTATTCTTGTATCATGATTTAAAAGTTTAGCTTCTGTAGCTGTTTTAAAAGCTTTATAATCCAAGTATACATCTGTCACAGTAGTTGTAACAGGTTTACCATCAGGTGTAGTTTCTCCTGTATAGATAACACAATTAGCACCATCTGTAACTATACCTATTTCTTTAAACTCTGTATCATTTGTACCTTCTATAGGAACTCTAACTTTGAATAGTCCAGTCGGTATATTCTTACTAGGTATCTTCTTTGCTGTATCTATTAAGAATGAGTGAATAGCCTTAGGTTCAGTTCCTATTGCCGTTGTAGAATTTATATAATTAATTAAGTCTATATATCCTGCACCACGAAGTGGAATAAGCTCTCCTGACTTAACTTTAAGCCAAGCATATCCAGTTTCACTATCTATGACAAGTTCCCCTACCACTATATTAGATTCATCATAATTTTGATGCTTTTTATCAAGTGGTAGAAAAACCATTCTTTTTACATCGGACATAATTATTCTCCTCCTTATTTTAAGTAATTTAACTATTTAAAGTGTTTGTGACTGTTTTCATATGAACATCAAAATATACTATTTATGTGCTATTTCGTGTAAAAATAACATAGTGGTAGTTAAAAATTAATAAAATTAAAATAAAATTAGGAGGTAAATAAATATGGCAAATATATTTGCAACACTATACGGTGAAGCACAAAATGCTATGAAAGCTGGAAGTTTATATGGAAGCACTGCTGTTGGAGAAGCATCAGAAGCCGAAGTAATGGAATCTTATATGCAATATGCAGAAGCTGCTATCGGAATGGAAAGAGACGGATATTTATACGCTGAAGCTACTGGTGAATTAATGGAAAAACATGGTTTATCTTTAATGGGAGCTTTCTTCTATGCAGAAGCTGAAGGTGGATTCTTCAAGAAAATAGTTAATGGACTTATTAAACTTTATGAAAAAGCAAAAGAGTTCGTTATCAAATTACTTGGAAGATTCAGAAGCAATAAACAATACAGACAAGATTTAATCTATATTGAAGATGTATTAAAAACTGCTGGAGGAAGAAACTATACTGAAGGAGCTTCTATTACTGCTAAGAAAATTAAGTATAAAGCTATAGGTGCTTTTATTTTAGGTACATTAGGTACTGGTACATTATTAGGACATAAATTTATCGATGGAGATAATACTACATCTATAGATGCAATTTTAAGTGCAATGAAAGAAGCTGTTAAAAAGTCTAAAGATAAAGATGTATCTAAAGAAACTTTTGAAGGTGCTTTAACTGGACTTAAAAACTTAAGAAGTGCTGGATTTAGTAATGTTGATGCTTATACTAGAAGTTTATATGCTTCTGTATTAAAAGGGCAAGAAACTGGTGGAATCGACTTAACTAAAACTTCTAATATAAAACCTGCTGAAGCTGTTGCTAAATTGTGGGAAGGTGACGACAAAAAGTACACTGGTGGCGAAATCGGAACTTTAGTTACAGAGTTACAAGAAGCTACTAAAGAATTAAAATTTGACAGAATTTCAAAAGCTTTAGATGATGGTGTCGGACAATATAAAGATAAATTAGATGAACTTAAATCTTTATTAAATGAAGCTGAAAATACTGCAAAATCTATGCAAGGAATGTCATCTGAAAATACTGAAAAGAATGACAACTTCGCTTCAGCAATGGTTGGTGCTTCTTCTCAATTCTCTGAAGTAGTAGCTAACATATCTACTGCTGTAATTACAGCATACAATACAGGTAAAGTACAACTTGATAAATTTATCGCTGTTGTAAAACCTATCTGTACTAAATTAGATGAACTTAAGAAATCATCTAACCAAAAAACAACAAATAATCCAGAATAAAAATAAAACAATACTCCTTCGGGAGTATTGTTTTAAACTCTGTCTAAAATCGTCTAAAACACCATTTTAGAGTAAAATTAACAATTAGGAGGTAAATAAATATGGCAAGTTTTATGGATACATATTTAGACACACAATCTAATTTTTCAAATGATATAAATTTATATTCTGAAGGATTTAGATTTGATGAGCAAGATATGGATTTTATAGAAGGACAAATAGCATTAAGAGAAGTATCAATTCTTCTTGAGAAAGAAGAAATATTAAGTAGAATGAATCTGTATGGAGAAGCCGCTGGGGGAATACTTGTAGGGTTGCTATCATTTATTAAGTCAGCTATAGCTTTAATGATAAAAATATTCTTAGGTTTTAAAGGTATATTGATAGCAGTAATAGTAGCATTGATAGGTAGATTCATTATTAAGAAATTTAAAGGCGGTTCTACTTCATATTCTGGTGGTGGAGGCGGAGGAGCTTCTTATTCGGGTTCTGTAAGCTCATCTTCTGGAATACCAGCTGTTAATACAGGAATAAAAGATGATATTTTAAAGCTTTTAAATGATGACACTAAAGTTGCAAAGGTATTAGAAGCTGCAGGAATAGATTCAGCTAAATTAAAAGAAATTGCAGAGAAAGGCGGACATTCAGCAAAAGCTTTAGAAAAAATAATAAATAAAGTTTTAAATGATATAAGAGTGGAAGCAGATGATGCAAATACATCAGCACTTATTATTCCGGGATACGTAAAACCTGAAGCTATAGTTGCTAAATTGAATAGACTTATGGATATAAATTTAAGATTAGACGGAAGTAGTTATACTAATGTACTTAATAGAAATCCGTACTACATTTTTGATAAAACTATATTTGATGCTAGAACTAAACTTACGAAAATGGAAATATCACTTCCTACATTCTTAGTGGATTGTATAAGACATTATGATGGTATTGTTGCTGCTTCTTATGTAGCACAGATTGGAATTCTAAATGCTTTAGCAAACGCTTACTCTGGTGTATCTGCAGTTACTATTCAAAAGAATTACTTTGAAGATATTATAAATGAGATAAAAAATGATATACCAGCAGATACTATAAGAAGCATAGAATCAATTATGAGTGAGCTTAAAGAGTATGATGGTAAACAAAAACTGAATGCTTACTTCAAACCTATACTAAGGTCTATTCCTAATAGAGAGAAACCAAAAGACCCTAAAGATTATATAGAGATAGCATCTATATTATCCGATATAACAAAGTCGGTTAAAGAGACTAATAGTATAAAGGAAGCTAAATTAATTGTAAAATCTTTACAATTTGGTGATGATGGAGCTTTAATTGGTTCTGAATATGGGGAAGATGGTACGAAGGCTATAGAATACGCGTGTATTAAAAACTTCATAAATGTTTTCGGCGACAATCGTCCAGATATGGGCAAACTTAAAACTGTACTAAATAAACTTGATGATTTAGGAAAGCATGTGCAAAAATCTATAAGTGATAGTGGAATTGGTAATATAACAACTAAAGATTCATCTAAAGTGAATTTATCTAATGTAAAAGAAGTATCTACAGTTGCTATAAACATGGTATCATGTGCTGCTCAATCTGTCAATATTATGTCTTATTTCTTGAAGAATGAAGTAAACCCAATTCATAAAGTTATAGTAGAAGAAGTTGCGATACTTGCTGCAACTGAGTACACATTGAAAGAAATGGAAAATTATATGTAAAATTTATATCCTCTCCAAATGGAGAGGATACATTTATATTTCCAAAATATTATCTATTGAGTCTTTATCGTTCATAAATGCCGAAAATGCAACTTCTGATACAATAGAATATATAATAATTCCTAAGTCATACATGAGTTCTTCGTATACTTTATTTTGACCATTGTTTATAGAAGCAGGTCCCATCATTACAGATTGATTCACTATAGTTAGTATATTTATAGAGAACTCTTGTACTTTCTTTATAAATGCTTGATGCTTTTTAATTTCATCTGATTTACTAGACATATCTATCTTATCGAATGTATCTTTTAATTTCTTTCCACTTTCTGTTAGTGCGTTTATAGAAGCTTTTAACCTATCTGGACTATATCCGCCATCATACACTTCAATAGCTTTACGTGTATACTTAAGTATATCAACCCATACAGCTTTTTCATCTGCACCATCAAATACAATATCGTAAATATCAGGTCCCAAAAATTGCTTTAATTTTACAACCTCTAATTTCGGATTTGAAATTTGCTCAGTTTTCACACTGGCGTAGAATTTACTCATAGCGTTATATTCATCTATAGATTTAAGTTTATATTCGCAACTATCTAAAACTTGCATTAGCTTTTCTTCGCTATTTGTTTCAGCGTTCTCAACGAACATAATCTTGTATCTTTTAGATATATCAGATATATTCGATTTTGCTCTTTCTGATAAATTTTCGGTTACTCTTTTGTATAAATCCTGATAGTTTGTATCAGCATTCTCTCCATCTATAAATTGCATCATGGCTAGTTGTGTAGTAAGAGACATAGCTATAAAACTATCACAGTTTAGAATAACATCACCAGAGAATTCCCCCATAGAAACGTCGGGTAGTTTACTGAACGCAGTTTTTCTAAGACCAGCATCGTATTTAATTCTATAGAAAGGCTGTTTGCTTATAAGTTCTTTATATGAGTTATTTCTAAGAGACACACCACTTGTTATACACTTCTCTAAGCACTTCATTAAGAAATCCCCATATTTCTCATTAGCGTGGAATGCACCGATATTACTATTATCAAGTCCGAATTTTACAGCGTCCTGTATCATTTCTAAATACTCTTTAGGTGGTGTACTAAGACTTGCTGCTTTCCAATAAACTCTCTTCTTCTTACCGATAGCAGTACACTCGTCCATTACTATCTTTTTAATTTTATCATAACCATCAATACCTGATATAAAGTCTATAACTTTTTGACTCTTATATTTAGGAGCGGCTTTAAAAATTCTATCACGCAGAATCTTATCTTCAGCATCGTCTACCATACGCATGTCTAAAGTTAAAGATATAGTTTTAGTTCCGTGTGATGAACCACCTCCACCACCACTACCAGTATTGATATTTTCTTTCTTAAATGCACCTTTCATTTTCTTAAGTACCCACATTATAAATAGTAGTCCTGCTCCTAAGATTGCAGCTTTAAGACCGATAACTATTTTTATAAGAAGAAGTATCGCACCGACCATAAAAGCCATAACGGCTTTTATGAAAGTGCTAGATTCTGCATATAAAGTATACTTGTCTTGTATATAGTATAAGTCTATAAAGTTATTGGCTTCATATATAGCAAGACTACACTCACAATACTGTCTATATATTTCATTGTGGTTGACATCTTTTTCTGGTTCATCTATCTTTTCATGATACTTTTGTGCATCAAGATATAGGTCCATAAAATTCATAATACCACCTCTTAGTTATTCATCTTCTTACCTAACGCCAATACTAACTTTGCATTAAAGCTTGTGAATATTTGCTTTACGTCTGATTCTAAAGTTTCGACTTTCTTACCTTTATCTTCTATGCTCTTTTTAAGCTCAGCGTTATTCTTTAATTGAGACTCTAAGAAAGATTTAGCATAACATGCTCTATCCCACATAATATGGATATAGTTTGCTCTATATATACAAGCCATTATAAATGGTAGAGATATACAAGCATTATCCACACGAATGATAGCATTCATTAGATTTCCAACATTTCCTGTAACTTGCTTTAATATTTGTGAAGCATTAGCTATAACACCTTTAGCTATAGCAGATGAACTTTTAGTATTTCCTTCTCTTAAGTTTTTGAAATCGTCTTTTTTACCTTTACCTTCATAAGTTTCTTTAATTGTACTTAAACTTTTTACACTCTCTCTTAATATATCCTTTGCTACAACTTCGTATGTTTTATAACCGTTAGAGTCAAATCCGCTACCAGCTGTAATCTTATATGTTAAACTAGATAAAGGAACTCCACCTTTAACTTCTACAGTAGTTAAGTTCTTACCAACTATGTCACCATCTTTAAACATAGTTCCCTTAAGAACATTTCCATTTGACTCGAAGTTTTTAGGTTTAAAATCTGAATATTTAGTGACAGCTGTTATCATACTGACAGCTGAAATAAAGTCCTCTTTCTTTAAAATTCCAGTTAAGTTAGATTCTCCAAAAGAATATATATAGTACACAGAAACTAACGGTATTAGGTGTTTAATTGGTATTCCGTATAGTTTATCGTCATCTTTTACGAATGTTGTAAGTCCATTATCAACACCTTGAGAATAATTATTCATGTGAGATGGAGCTAGTAAATCGCTGTATAATTTCGCTAATTCGTCTGATACTTCTTTATCATTTGCTGCTTTATCTAAGTTCTCAAGAGAAGATAATGTACGACTTCCGCAAGACATTGTGTTTTCTATAACTTTAGTAGCACTATTAAGAATAGCGATAAGAGACTTTAAATCATCTTCTTTGTCTGCTGTAGGTACTTCAAACTTTACTGATATATTACTATGCACTTTAGCTTTATCGTAATATGAAGTCCCAGCAAATCCCATCATATTTAAAGATTTCGGATTTACACTTTCTAAACTATTTTTGTTATCGAAAAACTTTAAGTTCTTAGTTTCTTCTATTATATTACTTAAAACATTTTTAAGTCCGGTTCCACTTACTTTATCGTCTCCTAAGAATCTTTCAAAAGCGTCATAAGTATCTATGCTACTTTGATTGTAAAGACTTGGTAGATTAACACCATCAACAGTTGATATTTTTTCTCTACTTATATCATGTGGAGTCTTTATATATGCTATAGTCGAATTAAGTAGATGTCCTAGTTCTTTTAAAACTGTCCAACCTTCTCCTTTATCTATAGGACTATTAGAGCTAGAAGAACCTTCTGTTCTTGTAGAACTTCCTCCACCAGAACCTGCACCACCAGAGTTATTAGCTTTATTCATTTTAAACCCAAAAGGTTTTGCTAGTATTTCTAAGACTTTTCTACATACATTCTTTATGAAGTCTATAATAGCTTTCCAGAACTTTTTAAACATAGCCCATATTCTTTTAAAGAATCCTTGTTTAGCTCCATCATCATCTGATTCACCATACAATACAGCGTCATCATTGAACCCACGAACTAAATCGAAGAATAAGTTGTCTATATAATTTGATGCTACTACAAGCTCAGCTTCAGCGTATGCAAATTCGTCAACTTCAGCTTGATATAGACCATCGTATAAGATTATATTATCCATTTAATTTCCTCCTTATGTTATTAAATTAATTAACTAAAGGGGTGTTTTTGGGGGTAACGAACACCTTTATAGATATTTCACAAATAAAGGAGGTGTCTTTAGTTGGGTAATTTATACGATAAAACCGTAGACACAACCAATAAACTTCTAGCAAATCAGAATAGGGGTTATTACAAAAATAATATAAGAAGAATGGAATCAAAACCTATCTTCTGTACATATTATAATATATCAAATGCCGACTCTACTGTATCAAAAGGTATGGGACAAGTAAATGATTTTATATCAGAGAAATCTCCTGTTAGATATAGTAAGATTAATAATGTACCAATATATGCCTTTAAAGAATTTAATAGAGAAACTAGAAAGACAGATATTAAAGGAATAACTATAGAGCTTGATAATGAAGGGCTTATACCTTCATCATTTAATCCGCTTACTGGAGACTTCCTTATAATAGCTATACCTTCTGGACCTACTTTATTATTTAAGGTTACAGTAGCTGACCCTACAAATGTATTACAAGACCCGCACTATAGACTTAGGTATACATACTATGCCGCTTTAAGTAAAGAACCAGAAAAGTTTACACAACTTGATAAGCAGTGTGTAAATGAGTATGATTTTGTACTTACTAATGTTGGAGATAACAAAGCTTCACTTTTAGATATAGGTACTATAGCGTATATAAAAAGATTAGTTGCTGTATTTGGTAAACTTAATAGAGAGTATTTAGAAATCTTCTATGATGATACAAATAACTTACTTCTGCATTCACATGTATGTGAGGATAATCCTGAGCATCCTATTGATATGATTTATTATTCTCCACTTGTAGTTGAATTTCAAAGAAGACTTCGTCCTATAATGTATGAGTTTACAAAGACTTATTCTCAGGAGCTCATACTAACTCATGAGGATACGACACCTTTTTCTTTTGAAGATTCTATGTATGCTGATTTGATATATGATGATTTAACTTCTTTTTTAGGTTTATTTATGAGATTTAAACCTGAGTATTTCGACGAAGATGGAAAGTATTTAACTCTCATGAAGTGGTTTCCTGCTGACAGGTATATGACTGCTCTTAACATCTATAAGCGTCCTGATACGGTTGTTATGTGTGTTGGACTACCGTCTGATAAGACAGCTGAGTATATTATTAAAAACTCAAATAACAAACCATCAAATGTTAGAAAGTCTGAGATAGATAATTTCAAAAAAGCATTTGAAAAGAAGCTAGACGCCAATAGCTCTATTATTGCACATATTCAAGACATAATAGAAAATCCAAAAGAGATACTGGATATATGTAATGAGATAGTTATAGAAAATACTTTGGAGTATTATATGCTTATGCCTATAGTATTATACTTATTAAGAAATGCAATAGAAGGGTCTCAACGTGACCCATCATATTTACTAGATGACGCTATGGAGGTTTAATATGGATTTTATAATGGCTTTTATAACTATTCCTGAAATAGTTCATTGTATGGATATAGGTCTTTATAGAGATAATAAAGACACTATAGCAATAATAGAACATCAGGAAAAAGAACCAGAATATCAATTATAATAAATTAGGAGGTAAATAATAGATATGAATAATACAAATATGTATCAGTTGCTAATAACTGCAACTAATAAAGAACACAGTAACCTTAAAACGTTTGGTTATGGACTTAGCTATCCTATTCCAATAGTAAATCCTGTATGGGTTGGAATGGACAAAATAATCGCTGCACAAGCAAGTGGTAAACTTGATATAATGATACACAACGTTGACCCACCTGTACTTCTTACACCTGAATTATTTGCAAAGTTTACAGAGCTTGGATATGTTGATGAAGAAGTAGTTGCTGAAACTCCTCATTCTGAAGAAGAGGAAGAAGGAACTCACGAAGGAAACCCTGAAGATAATTCTCATACTAAAGAAGCTCATGAAACTCATGAAGAAGAAAATCGTATTACAGGTGGAATAAGTGAGTCTGAAGTAGTACCACCTACACCAACTGTACCAGCTACAGAAACTGAAACAGCACCAGCTGCTCCTGAACCTGAAGCTGAAGCTCCTTCACAAGTTGATTTCAGAGCTAAATTCGTTCCTACTGGAGCTTACAGAGCTGGTAAAAAGTTATTTGAAAATACAGATTCTATAGGATATGAAACTGGTGACCAAGATGTAGCTATACTTGTACAAGTAACTGGTTTAAAAGATACAAACGGAAATATAACTGAAGATAAGATTAAAGTTTTAGCAGGTAACCCATATTCTGCAGACGGATTAAGATTCCCTGTAGAACTTATGATGCAAAATGATAAACCATTCTTCTCTAAAAATTCTAAAGGAATCGTTACATTTATAGCTGCTTATAGTGTAACTGACTTAAATGGAATTAATAATATGGGTGTAGCATTACAAGTTAATGGTGAACAAATTAGCTATGCTTCAATATATAAACATGCTGAAGCGGTAGACCATCTATAATTAATAATAATGACAGGAGGGAGTTATAATGTCAAATGGAAAGTCGCCATTCTCGGCTTTAGCAGACCATGTCGGTACTATACTTACAACTCTTTTATCGGCTTCGGTAATCGGTGTTATATCTATCGCTATAACTGTCTATCAACAAGCTATCGAGGTTAATCATATTAATGAATCTATCCACGATATGCACGTTACGTTAGAAGAGTTAAAGCATAGAAGTGTGAGTGCTGATGTTCGTCTATCTGTCATGGAAGACTCAGTTAAAAAACTCCAATCCGATATGGAAGATGTGAAGTACAGAGAGTACAGAAATCTTAAGTAAATTGCATAAAATGGTATAAATAAACATATTTTTAGATGTAAAAAATTAAAAATAAATTAGGAGGTAAATATAAATGGCTTGGGAAAAAATAGGAGAACACTCAATCGGATTCGATATGTTCCATAAACCAAAATTATATGGTGAAGCTGATGTTGCAGCTGAAGCAACTGATGGTGCAGACGCTGTTGTAACTGCTGATGGTAATGCTGATGTAGATGTTACAGTTGAAGGAGATGAAGCTCCTGCAATAAATGTAGAAATACCTGTAACTGAAGACACAGGAGACATCGAAAAAGTTGAAGTTGCTGTTCAATACGCTGAAAAATGCTCAAGATATGCTGAAAGCTTAATTGAAAGCTTAGAAGCTGGAGCTACTGCTGTTATCCAAGATGGACAAGTTCAAGTAGGAGCTACTGACATAATGCCTGAATCTGAAGAAAAATCAGATGGGGAAGTTACTTTAGGAGATATGAATGAAAACAGAATTGAACCTGAAGCGACTGTTATCGAATCAGATAACGCTACAATGGATGACTAATAATATCTTGTACTGCCTACGGGCAGTACATCTTATTTTCTCTTATTTTTAAAAGCAGTATAATAAAGGAGGGTGATAGTATGCTTACAGTAAATGAGATGGTAAGATATGCTATTGATATAATAGACATAGATAAGTCTTACGAAGAAGCTTGTAGATACGATTATGATACACAAGATGAGCTTTTAGATGAAATACACGCTATTAAAAGAAAGCTTCTTGATGATTGGTATGAAAGATTTAATGGCAATAAGACTCTTGCACTGTTTACACTAAATCACATTTATGATGTGTATTTTGAACAAGGTGGAGATGATAGTGTGTCTATAGAAAAATTTATATGGAATAATAAAGAAAGACAGCGTAAGGACTTTATGTATGAATTGCAAACAAGGTTACTATCTAATTTAGGTTGGGTATCTTTATAAGGAGGAATATAATGGATAAAATAAGTTTAGAAGAAATGATAAAATGTAGTAAGGAAGTCGTGTATTATTATAGAAATGAATACAGTCTTTCAAATGATGAGAAGGCTGAAATGGCTACTAAAATGCGTGAGCTTAAGGCTAAGCTATACGATGATTGGTGTAAAAAATTTGATACTATAGAACTTGCTAAGTTTTGCTTAAGAGCGGTTATTGCTGATAAATGTGAATATAGTAGAGATGACGAGATTTACTTAGAAGAGATATTAGATGAATCTCCTATGGATAGTGATGCTATTTATGATTTAGAAGCTACTATGCTTTCTATACTATATTATAGACATGCTGATATAAAATATTTTTAAAGGAGAGTTAATATGAAAGATAATGTTAAATATACTGCGAAATGTGAACTGTATTCTGAGACGGATAAAGAGTTTAAGTTTAATGTATTCTTAAATGAAACTGGGGTAATAGCATTCTCACATGGACTTATTGTTTTGGAGGTAACTTATGATAGAATAACAAATAAGCACTCTATCAACTTATACCATCATGAAGATGATAGTTTGCTTGTAAGTTCTGAGGTTGTAGGAACTGTAGGACCTGCTATAGATTATTATATAAAATATCTACTAGCTGGTAATAGAGGAGCTACAGAGACTTATAGAAATTATATCGATGATATGGAAGAATACTTCATAGCTTGGGTAAATACAAGAATAGAGAGTGTAAATGCTAGTAATACTGTAGTTGATATGATTAATTAAATGTAAATAATGGGGTGGGAGTTTCTCCTACCTCGTTTTTTTTTTCAATTATATATAATAAACATAGAAGACAAGAGTAAACTTGAAACGGTTCAAGAGCTCACTGTCTAAATATTAATGTTGAAGGAGGTACTGATATGAGAGTACTAGAAAAATTAACTATGAAAGAAAGAAAAAGTTTGGTGTGGGCTGCTGCCTATGACTACAGATTCGTAAGAGCTGGTCATGTAACTAGCACTTACTTTATGATGTTAGAAACACTATTAGATTTAATTATAATACAAGAAGGCGGTCAATTTAAAGATGCTGAAGAATGTATTATAACTTTAAAAGCTACCGCTTGGAACGGTAGATATACACAAACTTCTACTTACAATTATACTAACCATAGTTGGTGTGGTCCAGACTACTATGGTAAAGAAGAAGGTTCTTATTTAGGTTGGAACCTATTTAGAAATATAACTGAACCTAATACAGCACTGATAGATTGGTTAGCGTCAATAGATGCTGTAGCTTTCTATATGGCTATGGATAGTTGTTGGACAGCTAAAGAAATCATTATCAATGGTGTAAGCTATTGGAAGGCACACGAAGATGAAGAATAAGAAATATTAGTGGGGTTTCGGCTCCACTTTTATTTTTTTTTTTTCTACTATCCTAATCGCTTTTTTCTAATATATATTATTAACATAGATGACAAGATATATTTCGATGTCATAATTTATATCAAAGGAGGTGCCGTTATGGTACAAGTAAGAGAAGAAATAATTATTAAAGGGAGAAGATTGTTAAGTTTTTATCACAATAACCCAGAGTTATTACCTGATGAATACTTTGAATTAAATGGAGAAAAGTTTGTAAATGAAGTATACAATGATTGGAGTATACTTTTTACAACTGTTATGGTTAAACCGTCTTTAAGACAATCGTTTGCTGAAGCTCTGATAAAAGGGAGATTCAAGAAAGATGAAGTTATAACTCTTTCTGAATATGATGAACTTGTAGATGATTATAAAGCTAACTTCGATAAATCAGAAGAAGATTATATGCTTTATTATTCTTATCTTCTTGCAGGTCTTGTAACTATCTGTGGAAGTTGTTTAGAAGTATATATGGGAGATGATAACAATGATAACTAAAAGATTACAAGAAAGACTAATTAGTCTATACCCTTTTAAAAGGGGTAGTATTTCAGCCACTGATGAAGATATGATTCTTCTGAAGAAATTATGGTATGAGTATTTTGAAAATGATGTATTCGCTAGAGAAGCCCGTAGAGCCGTTGTAGGCTATGCTACAGGCTATGCAGCACAATCGTCTAACTACATTAACCTAATTAGCAAGGAACAACTAAAAGACGTCATAGAGCTTTATAATAGGCATCTACATGAACTTGAAGAATGTTGTAAGTTAGAAGTTCATAATGAGAAAGTAAATAAGAATTATGGACAATCAAAGCTTGAGCTTTATGCTGTGGCTTCAATGATAGCTGATTATGTCAGCAATGATAATAAGCCAATATGTAAATCGTCAATGCCACTACTATCTAAGTATCAAAAGGATTATTTGCTTGAAGTATTCGCAGACAATAAAGACTTAGCATACGATAGGTCAGTAAATGCAATCACTAGATTTATCTCAGAATTTACAGATAAGGCAAAAGATGGTTTTGATGTAGATTTTGTAGCAAAGCTTATGAATGTATTCTACTTTGATACACAATACTCTACACATTCTACAAGAGAGATACAAGCAATGATTGACTTAGCTGATGATTGGATAGCTTGTTATGTTCCTAGAATACTTGTAGCAAGTTACACAAGAGCACTTAGAAATACTTTGGAAAGAGCTAAGGGGGAAATATAATGGATAAAGAAGCTTTAGTAGAGAGAAAGGAAATAGGGGATAAACTAGAAATTCGTATATCTGTAAGAGAAAGATATATTGAAGATGGAATATCATTTTATAAGAATCATAAAGAGATATTATTTATCTATATATTAGATAATAGAATAGATTATGAGCTTGGTAAAGATTACGATGAGAATTTAGCTGCTATGTTACTGCAAAATAAATATGTAGTAGACGCTATAGATGAAGTTCGTAATTCTGATGGCTTATTATGTGGCAAAGCTGTTATTTATCACACAGACATATATTGTCTTGTGAATAATATATTTAATGATATCAAAAAGGAGGAATAGTTATGAAAGAAAGATTTGTAGTTGAAATGAAGAA